GTTGCTGTAGGCGGGCATCGTCCACTGCAGCGCCTCGACGGAGTACGTGTGGCTGCGATCGTTCATGTAGGCGTCGATCTTGTTCTGCCCACCCCAGAACAGGGCCACGACGTCACCAGGCGTGCCGTTCGGCCCCTCCATGCCCCGGTGCTTGTGCCCGAGGTCGTTGACGGAGTGCGGGTGGGCGCCCCCAGTGACAGGGTGGCCGTGGCCATCCACAGGACTGGTGCGGGCGTTGAGGTTGTAGCCCCCGGCCTGCTGCGTCCGGGTGTTGTGCTTGTGCGACGGCAGGTTGTTGATGAGCAGCGTCAGCGAACTGGACCCGCCGGTCCTTCCCGCCAGCATGTAGTCGGTGAGCAGCACCCGCCGCCGGGCGTCCGGCAGCACGATGGTGCGGTTGGGCGCCGAACCGGCCGGAACACCGAGCGCCGGGATGGGCGGGTCGAACAGCGAGGGGATCTGCGTCTCGGAGACTTGCTGGCCCCGCAGCGCCACCCAGCCCAGCGGCGTCATCACGTCCTCGCCCACGAGGCTGGTGACCACCATGCCGACCGGCATGACGCTGGGCAGGGTCGCCAGTTCCGTCCAGCGGCCGTTCCGCCAGGCGAAGATCTGCCCGGTACCGGCGTGCTGGAAGATGTCTCCGATGTTCCCGGAGCCCGGCAGCCCCGTGCTCCGACGGAGGTTGGAGCCGATGACCGTCTCGGTGGCCTCGAAGCTCTTGGCCTTGATCCCTTCCCCGGCCTGGATGTCGTCGTCCACGATCAGGCGCCGACTGATGTGGACCGTCTTGGCCTCGCTGCGGGAGAGGTACGTGTCGTCGTGCCACGACGTCACCCCGTCGCCCGTGACCTTGTAGAGGTTCCCGGTGCCGTTGAGGTTGACGATGAGCGAACCCGAGGGAGCGATCTTCGTCAGCAACGAGTCCGACAGCATGTTGCGCTTGTCGACGACGTTGTCGGGATACGACGCCGAACCCCCGGTGGGGGCCAACACCGTGGCCAACAGCGTCATGTTCACCGGGATCTCGGGGAACACCGGATCGAGCGACGGCTGTCCCTGAACGAGTTGCAACGTGCCCGTGTGGTCGACGCACAGAGCGTCGTAGCGATCCTGATCGGTGCTGCCGACGTTGACGCTCTGACCGCCCGGCATCGACACGATGACGCCGTTGACGATCGCCGTACCCGCTGTGTTGGTGGCCGAAGTCAACGAGATGGTGACCAGACACCCTTCGATCACTCCCCAACGGGAGTTGCCAACGGTGTTGAAATCGATGCGGTCCGGCTCCGCCATCGACGGCTTCGCCACGTCCTGGGCGTTGGGGATCAAGAACCCCGAGTGCGGCACCGAAGGGCGGGCCATGCAGACCTCCTAGGTCATATCAGTGGTACACGTATTCGAGGGAGTCCAGGTATCGGCCGATATCCGCTGGCACGCGGTAGATCTTCCCCGCCTCCAGGTGATAGTTGATGTGGGGGTTGCCGTACGTGAACTCCTCGATCGTCCGTGCCATGCGGATCTGCACGTAACCATCGTCATCGGGTTCGGACTGCAGCTGGACTCGGTCGACCTCGATCTCCCGAGACGGAGCGAAGCCCAGGTCCGACGGACGCGTGACTTGGTTCTCCTCCTCGTCCTCCAGCTGCTCTGGCTCTTCTGACTGCTGCGATGTACGTACCACGATGAGTTCTCCTTGACCTCGGTCTGAGCCAGGTTAGACGAAGGCCCCCCTCCATCGAGGGGGGCCAGACGTCAGCCTTCCCGCATCTCTTCCAGGTGGTTGATGAGGGTCACCCGGTCCTTGCCCGCCCTCTCGGTGGCGAGCACGTCTTCGAGTTGGTCGGGGTTGTCCTCGACGAACCCGATGACCTCGGTGACCGTGTGGGCGCCCGGATCGAAGCCCACCTCGACGTCGGGCTCCTCCTCATCCGGCGGCTCTTCCTCATCACCCTCGGGCTCGACGGAACGAGGCGTGCCCGCCGTCGGTGCCGTGGTGATGGTGTAGGTGCCCCCGGCAGGCGGACCCGCACCAGCGGCCACCGTCAGGACGATGGTGCCAGCGCCAGCCCCGGTGTAGGTCACCGAGCCGCTGAACTTGTCGGCCTGCGCCGCAGGCGAACCAGGACCGGTGAAGGTCCAGTCGAAGTCGGCAGCCGGACGAGCCCCGGGGTTGGGGACCGAGAAGTTGTAGACCAACCCGTTGGTCGGGCTCTTGGTGGCCTGCGCCACGCCACCCCCGGTGGAGGGGATGGACTGTCCACCACCCTCGGTGGTGAACATGGTGTTCGGGCCGTGGACTGAGACGATGCTCACTTAACGCTCCTTAGACGTGGTGATACCAGGGTCTGGGCAGTGCGGGTGAGGCCGCGGCCGACCCCACCCGCTCCGTCGAGAAGCGTCAGTTCGTGACGATCTTGATCACGGACGAGTCCGTGATCACGCCCCAGCCCCAGATGGAGTACCACGCCAGGGCGTGCTCACGACCGAAGTCGAGCACGCCGCCGTCACGGAGTTCCACGGGGAGCGAGATGGCGTGGCCGAAGGCGTTGTCGCCCAGCATGATCGCCTCGTAGGCGTTGCCCGACGGACCCCACGGCGCACCCCAGCCCGGCGTGGTCGTCGTGAGCGGGTCGTTGTCCGACATCGAGTTGTACGGCGGGATGTCCGGCGTACCGACAGCGGGCTCCTGGATGTTGGGGAACGGGTCGTCGGGCGTCGGCCCGAGGCCCAGCCTGTTGCCACGCCAGTCCGGGTTGAACGGGTCGGCCGACGTCGTGTTGCCGCCAGGAACGTTCGGGTACAGCCGGGTCGCATCGGTGCCGACGGGGGCGCCGATCTGGGTCGTCTCGATGAAGACCACGTCGTCGATGCGGCCGATCTCCCCGAGCATGAAGTTGCCGGGGGCGGCGTACTTCGTGACCTCGATCCACTCCGGGGTGTCCCGGAGCCGACGGCTCTGGTGCGGGTGGACGAAGCAGACGTACGTCTCGCCCAGGCGGGGCACGTTCTTCGACGACAGCACCTCGACGGCGTCCTTGACGGAGTGCGGGTGGAGGTAGTACCACCCGAGCACGCCCGCACCACCCGTGGCGGCGTTGACCGCAGCGACACCGGTTGCCGGGGCGCCCGGCTCGTAGACGCCGTAGCCCTGGTTGATCGCCGTCGGCTTCTGGTAGCCGAACACGACCGAGGAGGCCCGCTGGAGGGTGGCCCGCGCCTGACCGTCCATGTAGAGGGCCATGTTCCGGCCGAGCAGACGGGAGGCCGAGGCCATCACGTCGTCGAAGCTGGCGTTGAGCAGCAACTCCGACACGGCGACGGCGAAGCCCTGCTCCGCCACGGTGATCGCGTACTGGTTGGCCGAGATGGCGTGCGTCTTCATCCGCACGCCTTCGAGGAGCGGACCGTTGGGGATCGGCAGGTTGTTGTAGCGCATGAAGTTGACGGTGAGGCCGGGCATCGTGCCCAGTTCCGTCTTCTTCACCGCGAACTGCTCGAACCGGAGCACGGGCATGCTCTGGAAGAGGATCTCCTTGGACCAGATGGTCTGGATGGCCGGTCCGAGCATCGTCGAACCGGTGGCGACGGAACTGGCGTAGCCAACTCCCGTGTTGTCCATCCCAGCAGCGGCGTCGTAACCGACCGCCGACGTGTACTGGGACAGCGGACCCCCAGTGGCTGCCCTCGTCGTTCCGGTGATCCCGGAGATGACGGGGAGTTCGCCACCGAGGCTGGTGCCTGCAGGCATGAGTGTGCTCCTTAAGAGGTGGGGTTACTGTCCCCGACGTGGGCTGGTGGCGCGTAGGAGTTGCTCACGGTTCTGCTTGTACTGATCCATGGTCATGCCCTTGATGACTTCGGGCGTCAACTGTTCGTAGCTCGGTAGTTGTTCCATTGGTCCTACGGGTGGGGTCGACGGCATGGCGCCTCCCCTGAACGGCACGGGCGGCGGCTGGGCCGCCGTGAAGTTGGCGACGATGGCAGCCGTCCGCTCCTTCATCGCCTCGATCGACTGATCGATCTCATCGGGCGAACTGCCCGACACGAACTCCCGGAGTTCCGGGATGATGTACTCCTGCTCTTGCTCCAATCGGTCCCGCCGGTAGTCAGTGACCTGGGCGAGCCGTCTCTCTTGCTCGAACACGGCACGATCGGCCTCGTAACGCCGATCACGCTCTTCAAGCTGGGCCCTGTAGTCGGCATCCCGCTTCTCGATGAGGGCTCGGAGGTCCATCTCGGACTCCTCCTTGGCACGACGAGCAGACTCGGCCTCATCGGCCAGCCGCTGCTTCTCGGCCAACTCAGCTTCCCGCTCCTCCTGGAGCGTCCGAAGCTGCGTCTTCATCTCATCGATCTGCGGGTACAGCTTCTCCTTCTCCTGGCGCCGTGCGTTCTCCAGCTGCTCCTGCGTGAAGAACCCCTGCGGGATCTCCGGAGCCTGCTGGGGCTGCGGCTGAGCGGGCGGCTGTTGGCCGGTCCACTCTTGCTGGCGAGGTGTCGCTGGCTGAACTCCCACGAGGAGGCCGTTGCCAGTGTCGGTGATCCCGTTCTGGCTCTGGTTGCCGGTGGAGGTGTCGCTCATGCTCATCAGTTGGTTGTCCCTTGTTGTGCCACTAGTGCTCAACCGCCCATTGTTAGCACGTCTGGTGTCTAACGGCGGTATCTCTCTGCCAGAGAGTTGTTAGAAGAGGGTCTGCTGACCCTTGATCTGCCGAGGCTTGGAGTCCTTGAGCGTCTTCCTCACGGTTTGACGCCCTGCTTCGACCTCTTCGGCCGGAACCCGAGCCTTGCCTCCCATCCGAATGGACCACGGCTCGTGGAACTGGCTGTCGTTGGTGACCCTCGTGGAAGCGTCTGAATCCACGACCCCCGCCATCTTGAGCTTGCCGACGAGACGGGAGGAGTGCTGAGAGAGGTCGGTAGAGGGGAGCAGAGTGGCTCCCTCCTCCCGAGCAGCGTTCTCGGCCATGCCCAGCATGGTCATGTTGCCGACCCGGTCCTCCTTGGTGCCGAACAACTCGTGGACCTCGTGCTCAGGCTTGGTCGGAGCGGTGTACGGAAACAGCCGCCCCTGTCGAGGCTGTGAGTGCGTCGCCCACTCAGGGTTGTCCCCCACAGCTGACGAGGTCTTGCGACCTTCGTACCACTCATCGTCGTAGTCCTCGGGGAGATGGGGTACCTGACCGATCCGCTCCCGCTGCCCCACCTTCACGTTCACCGACAGGTTGCCGACCTGCTCGTGCTTGAGGTCACCCTCTTCGTTCATCGTCTTCTTGATGTGGCGGTAGTCGTGATACATCGACCCGCCCTCGTAGTCCTCGTCCACGTTGTGGGTGAAGATGTGCTCGACCTCTTCACGGGGCTTGCGCTTCGGCTCGCTGGGCATCAGCTTGCGTCCTCCGCCTCGAAGTCCATCAGCTGCGGCGGCATGATGCCGTAGGC